TTCCATGGGCGCGTTCTTCCGGGGTCACGCTTTCGAATCCTTTGCGCGGGCGCGGATGTATTCGGCGATCAGCTCCGCTAATGCTTTTATATCGGTCGAACATGCAGCCGCCACCGTATCGGCGATCTTCGCCGCTTCCTCGAAGGCTTCGGCTCGGGCTTCTTCGGCAACATCCAATATGTGATCGTTAACTTCCTTGACACCATCGACAATCCGACGGCTGAGATGCATCTCGTGTTCATAGCTGGCCTTCGCTTTTAGTTCAGTTTCCTCCATCGCCGCCTCCACCGCATAGCCTACCTGCCGCTCCGGCCCCTCTGTAAACGCGATGATGCCCGGTTTTCGCTTACGGTCCTTCAGCCATGCGATAAGTCGCTCGGCACTGGCGTGTGTGTTGACGCAGTTTGCCTGAGTCTCGCTAACCGCCGCCTCGATCTCGGTGGCGATCTCGTCTAAAAGTCCTTTTCGAGGACCTGGCGCGCAAAGGCCAATGAGCTTTGCAGCTCGCTCGCGAGGGGTCAAGGCTTTGGCTCCTTGAGCGCAGCGAGCGCCTCTTCAATCTCTCGGAACTCTGGCGAACGCATTCCAAGCTCCTTGGCAATCGCGAGGAAGCGTTCTGCCGCCAGCGCCAGCTTCTCATACCGCACCATTCGTGCAAGAAAACAGTCGCAGGCGTAGTGGGTGCCTTCGCCTAGGCCGCATTTCCGCTCGTCGATCACAGACTTCACCAGGCCCGTACCGTCGCAGACGGGGCATTTGGTCATCGGCGCAGCCTCTTATACATTTTTGTATTACACACAGCCGTATAAAATCCTAAAATCGTCCCATGCGAACCTTCATGACTCGCCTTATCAATTGGCTGGTCCGCTTTTTGGACGAACAGGACAAGGGCGCTCGAAACGTGGACGGGACAAACTTTCCTTAGGCTCACTTCCCCGCCGCCTTTCGCCATGCCTCGTACTTTTCCTCAAGGGACCCGATCAATTCCCCTGGAATGATGCAAGCTTCCGCCGCTTCCAGCCGGGCGAGGAGAGCCATCAAATCAATCGGAGTTTTATTCCGCAACTCCGCAAATAATTTTGCCTGCTTCACATCCTCGTCGGTAAAGGCGCTCATACTAATCTCCTAACGGTTTGACAGTTGGCATAGTCAATCCGACCACGACCACGACCACGACCACGACCACGACCGCGACCGCGACCCCGACCGCGACCGCGACCGCGACCCCGACCGCGACCACGACCCCGACCGCGACCGCGACCCCGACCACGACCACGACCGCGACCGCGACCCCGACCGCGACCACGACCCCGACCGCGACCGCGACCGCGACCACGACCACGACCACGACCACGACCGCGACCACGACCGCAGAGGCCATTCATAGCCGATCCGCAAAACAGCCTGGTTCATTTCATTTCCTTCGGCAGGATCAGCGACCATTCCTGGGCATCGACGATGGAGCCTCTGCCGACGATGACGGGTCCATGAAAGGGCTCCACCTCGTCGAACTTGCCCGTTTTCATCGCTTCCGAAAAGCGCCCCGTATCGGCAATCCAGGCCGCCTCTTCCAGCACCAGCTCTTGCGCCGTCAGCTTCACTAGGCGGCCCGTCAGATACATCGTGACCGTGCGGATGAAGTAAGCCTGCCCGATCTTCCATGCTTCTGATGTGTCAGAGTTTTTCATTTCATCTCCTCGCTTGTTGACTGTAAACCATCAACTATAAAAGTCCCATCAGTCGCTCGAACGCTTCCCGCGCTTGGGCCGGAACCACGCTGTTGCCCAGGGCTTTAATTCTGTCCACCCGGAAGGGTAGCCAGGGCCTTGGTGATTCCTCCGATGCCGCTAAATAAGTCCAGGCCAATCATTCACTCCCCGTCGTTGGCCCGTTTCTGCACTCCGGGCATAGGTCGCTGGCTTCAATCGGGCTGCCTTCGTCGCCCTGCATTAGGCCGCAATTCCAGCACTGGTACATGGTGTCACTCCCCATTGATCCCCACCGCCGAAGCCCGCCAGACGCGCACAAGCAAACTCTCAGAATTTAATAAGCCGCTATCGATCGCGTAGCGGCAAATCGTCTCAGCCGCTTCTAAGCGCCCCATAAGGCTTTCGCACTCCTCAGCTTCTAGGCGCACCTCTTCGTAACAGGCCCGCGCAATGCGCGCTTTATCAGCAAGGCGCTGGATATCGTCATTGGTAAAAGGCGTTAAAGGCATAGTCGTTAAAAAGTTAAGTGGACCGCTGCGCAGGAATGGAATAAAGTCGTCCATTCACTCACCGTTTAAGCCGACGGCCGCCAGAGCATCGGCCATCTGAAATAAGAGCCCGTCTAAGGCCGGATCGCGGCCGTGCTTCAGATATTCAAAACCGAAACGCCTAGCCGCATGAGCGACCTTCCAAAGTTTTTCAATCGTGTTGAACAAAGCCGCTTGATCGCGCCTTTTGGCGCCGCTTGAGCGCAGGGCCGCAAGGCGCACTTCATCGACGAGTCCTGGTAAAGGGGCTGTCATAAAACCTTCAATTCTTTCTTTTGCTGGTCCTGAAAATAAGCGCGCATGAGCCCGCGGCGAAGGATCTGGAGCGCTTCATCCAGTTGGTCCTCTTGAATTAAACCTGCCGGCTCGGTCGTTACAACCGGAGCGGGGGAGATTTTGCCTTTTTTAAGCTCTAGCGCCAAAATCGAATCCTCATCTTAAATGCCGGCCGGAAGTTTCACCCCGGCCGCGCGCAGCTCGCGCGCGCATTCCTCCCAGGTCCTAGCGAAGAAGGCAATCGCGCCTTCTTTTCGCTGCGCCTCTAGAAACAATTTCTGCTCAAAACCCATCCGGCCGCCCTTGGGGCGCTTGACCTCGATAAAAAGCGGCCTTCCCCAGGGCGCGGCTAAGCTGCACAAAAAAGCCGGGACAATGCCGGCGATATCGGCGATCCCCTTGTCGGGCGGCTCGGCCGCCCACTTGCCGCACGTCGGGCAAGGCGTCCTTGCTAGAATAACCCAGTGCGGAATCCGGCAACATACGAGGCCCTCACGAATGACTTTGACAATCGTTTTTTCCAGCGTCTGGTCGATCCATGTCTGGCGCGCGGCTTTGAGGATGCTGCCGCGGCTGAAGAAGTGGCGCTGGGCGGTCATATATCGAACTTGGTTTGCTCGCGCTCGGCAGCGACGCGGCGCGCGGCCATCTTTAGCCCCGTCGTGTCCGCGCCCATGAAACGATCAAGCGTTACCGCCCATTGATGCTCCAGTGGGTGACCATACATCTTCCGAACGGACCCTTTTTTTCTGGCCTGAAATCCAAAAGCCCCACACGTGAGCACATATCTTCGACAATGCGGCGGATTTGAGCTTCCGTCAAAAGTGTATCGTCCCACTCAATATCAAAGGCAATTTCCCAATGATCAAGCCTTGGGCGGTGACGGATGATACGACCCTTTGTCGCGGCAATGACGACGGGCCTAGAATCGACGAGATATTTCTTGACGCCGAGAGATAAGCGTTCTGGCGAAACAAAGACGCAGGCCGCCACAGATTTCTGCAACGACGAATTCTTTTTGCCTTTTGAATACGTTGCTGCCCCGACCAAGGCGCGTTGCAGGGCGACACCTGGCACATACAACTCCTCCGTCTCCGGATCGCGGTAGGCACTATATTCCGCTTGCTCCTCTGGCGATTTTTTTTCAATTGCTTCTATCGGCACCATCGGATAGGAATGCATAAGTAACGGACTGATACCTTTTAGCTTTACATGGACTTTTTTAATCACTGGGTCTCCTTTCGAAGAGAACAAACATTGCCTTGCCCTACCTCGCCGAACCTCGCCCGGCCAAACCTGACCCGACCCAACCTGACCGCACCTCGCCTGGGCAGACCAAGCCCGCCCATACCACACCAAATCCCGCTTAAACTCTCACACCGCCAAACTCAGCTGCGCCCGCTTGGTGCCGGCGATATAAGCTTCCGCTTCCTTCCGAAGTCTTTCCAAAAGTTTGATACCGTGCTCTGGCATAAGCGGTGCCTCGCCCGTATCGGAATATTGATGAAACGGCAGATGCGGCGTATTGAAACAGAATGGCGCGTTTGACGTATCAAGTTCGACTTGGCCTGTCAGAACCGCCCCTTCGACTCCAGTTTCCTCCGACCGACTGAAGGAGACGCCCGTCACCGTCATGGACTGGGGTCGGTAGTCCGCCGGCAACTGAAGGATTTCGCGAGCCAATTTCACCAAGGCAGCCATCGCGGAAACGAAATCTTGATGCGTTGGCTCCTTACAGCGGAAGACCACGTCTTTTTCTTCCTTGTCCCGGTATTCCTCGAAGTGGATCTCGACAGCGCCGTCTTTGGTTTTAATTTTGGCAATGCGCATGGTCACTTCCTCTCCCGCTTCGGCTTCCACCCCGTCTTACGCAGGATGCCGAAGACGTAAGCGTTCTTGCGTTCGCCTTTCAGGCCCAGTTTGCCGGCTTGCTTAACCAGTTTTTTCTCAAGTGCTTTAGGCACGGCTTCACCTCCAAGTTATTGCTGGCAGCCGGACGGCCCGGAACTTTCGCAGGGCTTTGAATAAGGCCGTTTGCCGATGCTCGAGGCAAGCTCCTGATCAGCCGGAATATTAACCTCGACGTCTTCTTGGCGCCGCCGCTCATTCATCAGATCCACAAATTCCCTCACCCATAGGCAATCCTGGCGACCGCCGATCTCGCAATAGAAGACCGGCTGGCCGTTATAGGTCGCGGCCAGCTTGTCTTTATCGACCGGCAGGACCGCCCAGGGCAGTAGAAGCATAAAGGCCCATCTTTCTAGGTTCATGACTCAGCTCCCTCCCGTTTTTCCCCAGTTTCTTGACATTCCTTAACACGATTTGACGCGCTGAAATCGTTGGCATTCGGGCAGGTCGCAAAGTGGCTGACCATGGCGAGCTCGGTGCGGACAATGCAGGAAGAGGCATCCCAAGGCTTTACGGCGCTATAGACAGGGGCGCGGGGATCCAGTGGGATGCTCTTGCCATCCCAGGTCGTTCCCCAGAAGATCTCTTTGCCGCAACCTTTGCAGTTAGACCTAGGCATAGATTAATTGCTTCAGATGTGTCTGTTGACCGTTTTTTAATTTCATATTGATTTCCAAAGCAAAAACGATTAATTGATTAAATCTACAAATCAAGTGCCTTGTCCCCTTATCCTTTACCTTGTCCTCATTCCCTTATACGCGCGCGTACGCGCACTGTATATAGAAGGAGAGAGAATAGAGTATTTATAAACATCTACCGTCTTAGGATTAAATTCCAAATGTGCGTTATCACTTGTGCACATTTACTCATTTCCATTCTTAGCCACATCGAGCCAACGGATCAAAGTAGTCGGTTTTTTCGCGTCTTTTTGAGTGATCTTAACGGTTTCGATCAATCCAGCCCCTTCTAAGTCGTCCACATACCCGCGGAGCCGTTGGCCGAAGATATGGGTCCGCCGCGAAAGATTGGTTTGGCTGATTTCGGAGCTCTCCTCGATGGCTGTGGCAATCTTCGTTCTTTCGCGGTCCCAATCTTTTTCAGTCACTTTGCGGATGATCTCCTGGACGTTCCTCTCCAGATAGCCCAGCATGTGCTTGGCTTCGCGCCAGACGCCCAAAGTGATCTCTGGGTATGTACCGAAGTCCGCCGCCATAACCATGGCCAATCGGTGGCTATAGATTTCGAGGTGTTTGGCTAAAAACGGTTGCGCCAAGGGATCGGCTCTATCGATACGGTCCCGGTATTCCCGGTACCAAACTTCGTATTCCGTACGGGCCTCGGAGGCATAACGAGCTTCACCTTCCAATTCGGCGATCTTAAAGAGCCGGCGCACCAAATCAATCTTCTTGGATCTGTCGGCTGGAGGAGGAAAGGGGAAGCATTTGGCATTGGTTTTTGGTGCGGGAACCAGGATGAAACGGGGCAAGAAACCGGACATGATGGCTGAACCCTTGTCCCGGATCGAGTCATTCAGCCATTCTGGCGTCGAAGCGCCCCCAAAGCAAACGTAGGCGTCATGGATCTCAATCGTGCCCGCTTTGGTAGTCCTCAAATAGTCCTGTTCATGCCAAAGCGTGGTCAAGGCCGATTGGATGCCTTCGTTGTATTTTTTCTCGCAAGCGCTAAAGAACGATCGAGCCTCGTCATAAACCATCAAGCAGTGAGGACGTTGCTGGATGTCTTGGAGCAACTTCTCATGGCTCCATTCCTGGGCTAAGGCGAGCTCCGGCCGCACCTCACGAATGATTGAGGTGCAGATTTTAAGCGCCGTCGATTTGTGCATGGAGGCTCCGCCCAATAGAATCACCCAAAGGTTCGGCCGCGGGTCAGCAATCCCAGTTCGAACCAAGCACTTAGGACCTAGCACCGCTGAAATCGCCAGGTAAGCGCCCCAGCGCAGGAACATGGACGGGCAATCCGTAAACTCCTCCGCATAGGCGACGAAAGCCTCCGAGAAGGTCTGCTCGGCTTCAAACATAGTCGAACTCCCTGGCCACATCCAAACAAAGCAGATAGAACTCGCGGGCCAGCTCCAGCACGTCGGGATCTTCCGCCAAGGCCAAGGTTCGGACCCGCAGGGGCTCCCAGACCTCTGAGCCAGGCCGCTGCATTTCGGCGCCAGGGAAGGTAAGGATCTTTTCGGTGAGATAGTTTTCGCACTGCCAAGGGACTTTGCCTTCAAGGTAACGCTCCAAGCGCCGTCCAAGCCTGTCCCATGCTTCATGGATTTCATCTAATCGGTCTGGCCGGCTGTAGGCGACGCGCGCCAGTAAACTCTGATTCCTAAAGAGGATTTGTCCAGACTGCTCCGTCAAATAGTTCAGCAGCGCGGCGACTTTCTGGCGTGAATCTTCCGGCATACGGCGACCTCAAAAGTGATTCGGTACTACCCTTCTCCTAAAATGGTCCTAGAGTTTCGGCAACGGCCGCGCGCAATGCGGGCAAAGTTTTTGGTTGCCGCTAAAAATCCTGTGGCAGAAATTACAGAGGTGGTCGCCGCCGCCCGCCTCGCCCAAAGGTCGAGGCTTGGCGGGTCCTGGATTGGCTTGTGGCCCCGGCAAGCCAACGGCTGGATCTGCTTTATCGCTCTCAGGTCTCATATCACATGTGTCCCTTCCACGCCGCGCGCCTCGCGCATGCGCGTGCGCCATTGCAAAATCTCAAGGGCCATGCGCAGGAGCCGGATCGCCAGATCATTCTGAAAACAGGCGAATTTCGACTGCTGGTAAAAAAGCAACCGGTCGATAGCCGCCCCGATCACGTCTTCCACCATCGCCCCGTTTTGTTCTTTCCGCTCTGCGCCGCGGCCCAGCGGCCCGTTCTGCCACTCGATCGTCAGGCCCGTATGTTCGGTCCGGCCGCCGGCGGGATTACCGTCCGGGTCCTCAATGTGCGCGCCAATGATTTCTTCCATGGTCCCTCCCCCTTTTTAATCGGCCCCATCGGCGGGTTCGACTTCTTTAGGCGACTGCCGTTGAGCTTGCTTGTCTTCTTCCGCCATCTCTTTCACGATTCGAATCGCCACAGCGAAGCCAAAAAAGAGACCGTGAAGAAATTCGGCGCGGCCGACCAGATCAGTGGAATACCTTCGAAATTGCGAGCGTTCCTTCAGAAGCCGGCGAATGAGCTTTTGAGCGGGAATCATTGGGCGGCCTTGTTCAATTCTGCGATCAGAGCATCGGCCATTTCCAAAGCCAGAATCGATAAATACTTTTCTGGATTGTCTCGATCTTTGCAGCCGGCGACCGATAGCATGGCGTCATTGCCGGCAATCGAAGCCAAAAGCTTGGCTGCGAAGTATTCTCGCTTCGTCAATCCGCCGGCAGGACCCGGGAAAGCCGGCTGATTAGGATCCGTCATTCGGGCGCCTTGTAATTGGCAAAGGCTTTTTGAAATTCGGCCAGGCACAGATCGCACAGTTGATACACAAAAGCCCATCCCGGAAGCGCTAGGTCGCCCACTTTGGACGGTTTGCCGCAGGAGCTGCAGTAGCCGGCATGAACGTTCGAGAAAATCCCGCCCGCATTCACGCTGGCCGTTTCCCGCAGTTGTCCGCATCGCAAGGGATTTCACGCAAGGGCTCCATAGCGCAACTCGACAAAAGGCAGACCGCGATCACTGAAAGACAAGCCACAATCAGAATCCACCGGCTCAGGGCCGGTCCTCCACTTTGCTGAGAGCGTCCTTGATGTCTTTGCTGATCGGCTGGCCCTCAAGGACCACCGCGGCCCGCTTGAGCAAGGCGATCAGCTCGCTATGGGCGTTGACGGCCAGCACGATGTAGGCGGCGTTAGCTTCACGCTCGGATAGGTCTTTAAGGTTCTTATCGGAAACAAAACCTAAGACCAAATTATCTGCACCTTGAATTGGGCGCACAGAATCACCTAGAAGGCTCATCGTTCCATTCATTACTTTCCACGGCGTCGGCGTATGCTTGGGTTCCATGATCAGGCCAGCTCCTCATCAACGAGGTGGTCCTCGCAGATCAGCTCGAGTGCATAGCGCTGGTCCTGGGCGCAAGGGACCCAATCGTTGTCTTGACGCTGGCCGCAGTGACGGCAGTAATACAGGCTCATCGGTGACCTCCGTTAGAATGGAATGCCTTCCTCATCAATGGTCGTTTTGGCTTCCAGCGGATGGTTGACGGCAGAGGCCGGAAGTGAAGGAAGCGGCGCTTGGAAGTCCGCGGCTGCTTGTCCATTGCCTGGCGCTGGCGTGATATCTTTCAAACGCGCCACCGGACTGCCAGCTCGCTTGCCCGATTCAAGCGTTTCATGCACGATCCTGCCTTTGATCCTCCGCCCTAAAGCGGCGGGCGGGTCGACATCGAAGCGCCCCGGCCGGATCTCTTTAAAGCCAAGCGCCCGGAACATAGGAGCGCTTAACCAGATCGGAATCGCCTCGCCGTATTCGACAGGCGCCTCGTCGATCTCAGTCGTAAAGTGAAAAGTCCAGAAGACGTAGCCGGCCCGCTGTTCCTGCGCGGGTACATCTGAGACCGTAAAGACGTATTCCCCTTCCGGGAAAAGGTTCGCGGTATCGACGATCATTTCGATGCCTTCGTTTTCGTCTTCTCCGTCCCATTGGTTTTGGTGGATTCCAAATCCGCCGTGATCGCCTCGCGGATTTTGAGGAGTCCCAATTGAAGCGCTTCCGGCCGCATGTCCTGAATGGCGGTCCAGGAATAGCCGCCAAAGGCCATCTTGAGGAGATCGAGCTTCTTTTTCTTCTCGGTCGCCGTCTGGCCCGGATAGGCGGCGATCAAAGTTGCTTCGATTTCTTCCGACCATTTCTGCTGGTCGTGGCGTAGCTTGGCCAGCGACCGGCCGTCGTCGGTATCGAAAAGCGCTTCGCTATTGCGGGTGACATCGATGCCGATGTGTTCGCCGCCCAAATTCAGGCGCTCGATGTGCGGAAGGAAGGTTTCAAAAGTCGGGTTATCGAAAACCTTGCCGGAGAGCCCGGTTTCCGGGAACCGATCGCCCAGGATCCAGGCGCGCGGGGTTAGAAATCCCGTTTTCTGATCGGCGACCCGCTCCATTTCGACAAGCAATGACGGCTCGTAGGCGAGATGTTTTTCCGTCGCCATTTTCGATCCGACGACGACATTTTCGAGTTTCCCGTTTTCGTTCAAACGGTCCTCCCTAATGTCCTGGGCGCGGCCGCAGACGATCATATGCAGTTTGCAATTGAGATAAAGATCCGTGAATGCCTGCCATTCCGTTTTGAGGATGTCCCAATCCTGCAGCAGAATTCTGGTAACGCCTTTTTTCGCCTTATACGCCGTCTGCAACTCCTTCCAAACGTGCGTCACGGAATCGACGATGAGAATGTCCGAGATTTCAGCGGCCTCCGTCGTCGCCGCCAGAAGATCCGCGAAGCTGCGGGATTTCACAGTTTGCAGTTTGATGCCATGCTTTTTGAATGTGTCAAGAACATATTCGGACCCAGTCTCCGTGTCGAAAAACGTCACCGGTTTTTTCGATTTAATTTTTTTGTGAAGCCCGATCGCGACGAGCGTCGACGTGTAGGTTTTGCCGGATTTGGGATCTCCATAGAGTCCCATCTTGAGGAAGCTTTGCTGCATCTCCGCCGCTTTAAAAAGTCCCATGATCTTTCTCCTTTTTTCCTCCAAGTGCCTCGCTGATCTTGGCGCAGGTCCGCGCCAGCTCTTCGAGGATGTGTCCCCTTGCCTCAAGCATTTGAAGCAAATCTTCAAAATGGCTCATGCAGCTGTCTCGCGGACTTCCTGCGCCCAGTGTTCCAGCATTTCCTCTTCACAGTGCCAGCAGGGCGGATAAATCGCCCAGCTGCGCCAGTCGTGCCCATGGTCAAAATGGCAGTGCTCGCAAGTGCAATCGTCCCAGTGATCGCAGCAATATTCGGGATTCAAGAGATGTTCGGGAACGCTCATATTCGGAATTAGGCGACGCGGGCTTGCGCTTTCTTTTGAGCCGCCTGCAAAAATTCGCGCACCGCTTCGGGTCGTACCCGAACGGATTTCTTTAAAAGTTTTAAGCCTTCAAATTTCCCTTCTTGAATCCAGCCGTAAAGCGTCGGCTCTTTAACTCCGAGCACGTGAGCAGCTTCTGCGATGGTCAAGAGCGGCTCAAATCCAATCATGGGATCTTTCGCTCCGTCTTCAAGTTTTCTCACATCTCCGCTATTTACTTTTTTCTCTCTCATTTGCTATTCTCTCTTCCTGGTGATTCAGAGTGTGTCACCTGGGTGAGTCCCCTTGAGGCAGTTATAACATTAGGTGATACACCTGTCAAGGGATAAATCCCGTACATAACATAAATGGCCCTAAATGCCCGGACGAAAAGAACCCTATAAAGCGGCACGAATTCGCAAGTCGATTTATATGCCACTCTTAGAGCTGATTGAGCGTGAAGGCTATGTGGGAGGGTTTTCAGGGTACGTCGAGGGGCTTTGTAAAAGGTACGGCAAGGGTATGATCGTGGACCGCGAGCAAGTCGAACACGAGATCCGGGAGCAAATTTATAGCGAGCTGGCGGCTGATGGCCTAATTATTCCAGCGGAATCGAGAACGCGACATGACGCAGAACGAAAAACAGGCTGAGGAAATCTTAAGACTCCTGCCGATTCGGACGCGCGAAATCTTGCGCCTGCTGAGTCGGCATGGTTGCAGGTCAGAGGTTCAGCAGTTGATTTGGATGGTGGAGGCACGAGCCGCGGGCCGGCTGCGCGATATGGGGGATGCGGAGGTTACTCGCCTAATACCTTTAGATCAGATCCCGGAGATCCATCATGCCGAGAAGCTTCAAGTTCAGCCTCAATTTGACGCACTTGAATCGCCACGTCTCTGACGGCTTCAGTTCTAACAACCAATAAAAATACCTTTTCGGTCTCTGTGACCACTCGTAACACATGTCGCATCAGTTTTCCTCCATTTGACGCAACCCACCTATTAAATGATAATACCAAGCATAAGCTATCTTCCCTGGTATTACCAGGGAAAGACGATAGCAAAGAGCGCTCTAGAAAACAAGGGGTCCTGCAGTGGCTTGGATCGAAAGGCGAAACGATGGCGCTGGCGTCACTTATTGGATTCGGGACCGGCGCAACGGTTTGCAAATTATCATTCCGGCCGGCCGGAGCTACCGGAACGCAAAACGGCGTCTGGAAGAGTACAAGACCAAGCGTGACTCAAAGGGCAAATTTAGCGATCATGAACAAGTGGCCGAAACTTTATTTGGGAAGAGGCGCTAAAAGTAGTTTGAGGAATCCTACTTGGACGCATGCAGGGCAAAAGGAGGCGAAAATGATGCAAGAACCTGACATTCCAAAAACGCAATGGGGTCCTGATCCCTGGCAGGAGGAGCCGGACCGGCTCGAATGGCACTACAAGGGCTTCCCGTGCTTGATGGTCCGCAATTGCATAGTGACGGGTGCTTGGTGCGGATACGTGGCGGTCCCTCAGGGACATGCTGCTTTTGAGCTTGGATATGATGATGACCGACTCGACGACTTAGACGTTCACGGAGGGCTTACCTACTCTGATCATTGTCAGGGGGATATCTGCCATAAGCCATTAGCTGGGGAATCGGACAATGTCTGGTGGCTAGGCTTTGATTGTGCTCATTTTTCGGACTGGATGCCGCGTCTGTATACCTGCCTCAAGCACGGCCCTAATAGGTCAGAGCATTATTGGACAATGTCAGAAGTGAAAACGGAAGTTGAAAACTTAGCCGATCAGTTGCTTGCACTCAAGTAAATCATCATCGCCTCAAGTGCCGTCCAACTCGTTTAGAACGGCCAAGGTGAGAGACCTGACGCCCCAGGAAGCGGCCAAACTCTTAAGGTGCGGGCTCGCTAGTATCTACCGCTATTTGAAATGCGGGCTGATCAAAGGAAGGAAAACCTCGAAGGGCGTCCGGATCCCGCGGGCAGCTTTTGCCGCTCAATTCGGTTTTTCCTCTAAGCGCAGCCGGAAAATGCGTAACCAAATTAGAAAAGACAGCACTAGCCATAAGAGAAATAAGAAAATATAATCGGTTTTTAGGTAAGAAGCGCGACTGAAGTGAGGTTATTGCGTTTCAGGCTTTTGTGAAGTTGGGTTCCCGGTCGCAAAATCGTAGCCGTACTTTTGGCAAAAATCCGAGATAATGAGTTCGGACATATTCGAATGCTTTTCGAGTGCGACTGTTTTGAAGGCCGCTTTCAGGCGCGCCCCCCGCCGACCTGCTCCAACATAGACTTTAATTGTTGAGTCTGCCATAGTGGGCCACCACGTGCTACTATCAACTATGTCAAATTATCCCATTGATTTCTATTCGTTTCCCTGGTATTACCAGGGAAGTGAATATCAGGACCCATCAACATTACTGCAGTCTCTGCGAGTCACGCTATGCGTGCTGGCTCGATAAGGACCCCTGCCACTTGGAAAACGCTGAGCTCTGCTTGAGCCATTATCTGGAGTCCTTTGGGAATGGGAGGATAAGATGAAAAAGGTAATGCTGCTTCTGCTCTTGGCCGGGCCATGCTTTGCCAAGGTCAATGTGTCGATTCTCGCCGGGGGCGCTTTTCCGACAGGCAAATTGGAAGTCTCAGGCGCTGGCGACGATGATACGGGAGGCGGCGGTGGAGCTGTCGGCGGGCAGATCATGGTTCCCATTGATCAGACTTGGTCGGCCGGGTTCGATGTCTTGGCCAATGATCTCGGCAAGCGCAGCACTGGTAAGCTGCTGGCACCAGCGCCCGGCACGACCGAGTATCAAGTCAGAACGCTCACCCTGCTCGCTGGCGCGCGGGCGCAAAGCAAAGCCATGATCGCCGATCTACAGCCTTATCTATTCGGGGGCGTCGGATTGCACCGCACCAATACCTGGGCGGACGTGAGTCCGAATGCGGGTTTTGTTTGGGCTGATACAGGGACCACGGAAAAGCGCCGCGCGCTCGATGACACAAAAACGGGTTTCGCTGCGGCCGTTGCGATTGGTGCGGATGCCAAGATTTCGCCTTCAGTTTCGCTTGGCCTAGAAGGCCGCTATTCCTACTTGGCCAAAAGCACATTCCAATCGCGCTCGATCAGCGCGTTTCTGCCGGCAGGAACCGATGTGAAAATCGATCCGTCGTCTTTCGATGTCCTGGCGCGGCTTACTTTGCATTTCTAGAACTGATGACATCGAAATCCCGCACGGAATGGCCCGCCTTACGGTGGTCATCCCATGCTTTCCAACCACCAAGCCTTACCCCCCAGTAGATAGGATAACGCCGCCAGAATGGGAGCCCTTTGACTCCCATAGCTTCCAAGAAAATTCTGTCCGAGATTTCCCGCGAGGTGAGCGCGGAATAATAGAGCCAGTCATGGACGACCGCCGGCTCATGCGCCACGTCGCCCAAAAGAGCATAGAGCGTCGGCAGCCAGCGGATCATGCTCTCAAAATCCGTATAGAATCCCACCGGAACTAGGATCAGATCAGTCAGAAGATCGCTTTGGTAGCCAAACGGCTGGTCTATGACCTGGAAGGTCCGATCATCGATTTCCGTAACGACTAGCCGGTTTTGAAAGGCAGCCATTCACGCCTTGGGCGCGGCGGCCGAATGCGCGGCCACGATCCGGTCCTTGATTGCTTCGATGCCGTTACCGAGCTCTGAAATAAGGTCCTGAAGGTCCTCGAAAGCTTTCTCAACCTGCGGTATCAACTCATGCGCTTCTTTGATGGCGGCAGCAATTTCCGACGGGTTCATGCTTGGTTCTCCTTTGGGTTCAAATTACACGGTCGCAACCAACTGATAGGCGCCGTCCTTCATGGTCAAAACTTGCCCGCATCGGCTGGCCTCTCGCCAGGGCGAGCCTAGCGACAGGTGAATCCATTCATTGGCTCCATAGCCGCGGCTTTGGCTCTCGTAGATCAATTGCCCGAAATGGATCCTGCCTTCCTTGGCGGCATTCTGAAGAGTCCTGAAAACGAAGGAAAGCGCCAAGCCTTTCGGCGCCCAATCGACAGCTTGACCCAGCAGATGCTGACTTCGAGAAGTTGAACCGACAGCCTGATTGAGTTTCGGGCACCGATAGGCCGAATGGATTTCGGCATCGGGGTTGTCGAGGAGCATGAGCGCATCTTCCAGCAAAATCGCCGTGGCCATCAAGGCTTTCAAAATAGTTTCCGTGTTGGCTTCCCGCCGATTCTCTTCCTGCAGCTCCTTATGGTCCGTGCGCGTGAACTGGTAAAAAGTAAAACGTTCACTCAATTTGAAATCGTCAATCATGGGTTATTTTGGAAGCCTTCATCTCTGCTTTAATTGGTGAAACCGTGAAGTGATCGTAAATCCACGGCGCCCAGGAGACGACCATCGTGATGATGCCAATGATGATCCCGTAAATTTTCATGACGCTACGAACCTGCTCGCCTAGTCCGGGCTGGCCTTTGCCGCCTTGGACTTCCTCAGCCAAGGCCTCGACAATTCTTTCCATGGCCTTCAAGCGCTCATCCATGCGGCCTAAATGCGAGGCGGTATAAAGGTCGATCGCCCGGCGCGACTGGATGGCGGAATCACTTAAGAATTCTTCTTCAGCCATCAATCGGCGATCCCGGAGTTGACCTTGTTCTGTACTGCCGTCTTGGCTTGCGACACAGTCCTATCTGGCATCGAGGGAAGACCGGCGACTAAGGTTTTGATATCGGCCAAAGTTGCCGCCGTGGCTACGCCATTTTTGAACGCTTGGAGCCATTGGCGGATCGAATTTAACTCGTCGATGAGCGTCAAGGATTCCGCCCGATGGACTTTCGCGTTGGCATCGGGTTGATTAAGGAACATGTCCACAGCCGCCACCCGCAACGCATTTAGAATATCGGTGCTTGTCGGTGCCGGGTCGGCAGTCGCGACCGTGTTTCCGGCTGCCAGCCAGGCCTGGTAAGCCTGCCAGTCCTTGTTACCGGGATCACTAGAAATAAAAGCTTGATCATCGAGCCGCTGGATCATGTCGGAGCGGATGTTGCCGAGCGCGTCACGCAGTTGTTTGTAGCTTGCCATCGAATTTCTCCTTAGAGTCTGGCATCGGCAGTCGCATGGATGATGATGGCATGACCGAGATTGTCTCCAGCGACCGGTATATTTTGGATAAGCGCACCTTGTTCTCCTGCGAAGCCTGTCGAGGAAGTACCAGAGTCAGCGCCAGCCGAAGCATTGCGCCATTTGGAATTAGCGGCATTTGGGTTATAGAACGTCATGGTCGGAGCGGCTCGCTTTGTGGCCATAAAGTTCCACATCGCGCCAGTTTGCAAGGGAGATGTACCAGCAACCCACACAAAATATCCGATCGTCGAACGTTGGAAACCGCAGTTTTGCGCCACGGCGACTCCCGGAGGAAATGTTTTCTCATAATAACGCTGGCAACGGTAGAGTGCGAGCGGAAAGGGCACAAACTCAAAGGCCGTCGGCGCCGAGCCAATCTCAATCTGGATGCCAGTAATGTCGAAGGTGCGCGACGTGTTGGAGGACATAAAGTTCACTTGATTGGAAGTGCCGTAAAAAGCGCCGGCCGCCCAAGTGTTGGCCGCACTCTGATAGGTGCTGCCAATCGCCAAGGCCCAGACGATATGGAGACCGAGTCCGTTGGTATTCAACCAAGTTCCCGTTATGTCGCCGGTCAACGTGATGGTTTTCTGCTCCCATGTGTTGGCGTTGTTGATTGTGTACTCAAATGGGTACGCTCTAGTAGTGCCATTGTTCTGGAATGCTCCTGTATAAGTGCCAGTCAAGGAAGAGCGCACCCAAAAGGAAAGAGTGAACGTCTTTGCACTGGCGGTTCCTAGGAGGAAATCGCGGATGTTATAGCCTTCGATACGATGGTTAAGGTAGTAGTAGTCCCCGGCGGCAATCGAGGCGTCTGCTGTCGAGCAGGTAATTCTCACGTAATGCGTGAAGCCCGTAGGAGGACTACTCGTCAATTGCTGAATAGTGAAGATACCTGGGCTCACGCCGTAGGCCAAGAACTGATCAATTGAGTTTGCTCCGCTGGCGTTGATCGTAACCGATGCCCCTTCGTTTTGCTGGTCGATCACCATATCTCCGTTGATGATGCGGTTGCGCCCAAGGCCGATGAAGGTGCCGTTAGGCGAAAGCAACTGGCTGACATTCACGGCATCGCCAGAGGCCACGCCATTGGCCAAGCCAGTGATCGCATTGCCGCCCATCGCGATCGCGCCGGACATCGTTCCGCCAATCAGCGGCAACCCCCGGTAGTGAAGGATGGCTCTGACATCCTTGATCTGACCGGAGGAAATCGTGACTCCCGAGGTCTGATTGACGGTCACTTCCGCAATCACCACTTTGTTGGCCGGATATGTCGGCGGCGTGGGCGAAGCATTTTCCGCGCCGGCCACGAGCGTCAAGGTCCCGGTATCGTCAATGCAAAGCAGATCGATTCGGGGATTGGTCGTGATGGGACCGAAAACGGGCGAAGCGCCGCCGGCATAAGTGACAGTGCCCGAATTGTCCGACTTGACGAACTTGCCGGCGGCGACGGCGACTTTGTTGTTGGCTGGACTGTTGGCCGTGGGCGTCAGGTAAGTCATGGCCTGCGTGGCATTCAGCGCCGCAATCGCCGCATTGAGCGAACTGATGATGGTATTGGTCGTCGTATCGGAGGGCGTCTGATCGACTGAATACTTCACGCAGCGGCTGATGGACTCGTTTAACTGTTGCAGCGCCATCGTGATTTTGTCTTCTGAGGCTTCTAACACTTCGGCGTTAAACGGTCCCTGGTTCTTCCAGTCCACCGATTGCAAGTAATCCACCGTCCGCAAAATCGTGAGCTTGGTCCCCGTGGCGATCGCCGAGCCAGACAAAGGGTAGGTGATGCGGGCATTGGTCAAATCAGCCGTATAAAGCGAAGGCGCTAGAAGCGTGATATTGCCGAGGGTGTCCGTCAGGTAAACCGAGATATCGGTCGCGGCCAGGACCGTAAAGGAGAAAGGCCAAATCGTGGTAGTCCCATCTCCGGCATACACCACTTTATTTGTCGTTGTAGGGACAGTCATAAGCGCCTCCTAAGTCTTGGTCCGGCGCGAGAGCAAATCTCGCCAGGTCAAATCGCCTTGGCCGTTTAGATAATCCAGGAAGTTAAAGGCCAGTGTGTTCAGGTATTGCGGATAGGCGGCGCCGATGGCCGCTTCCTTGGCCGTGTTCTCCCAAAACCTTGGGCTGAGTGACTTATCGGTCAGAGCGGCTTGCGCCATATCGGCCAAAGGATTAACGACGGTTTTCACAGCTTCCTGAAAGGGAAGCTGAATGTCGGACGGCTGGCCCATGACTTTGCCGAGACCATATTGGGCGAGCTCGCGAATGATTGGCACGTAGCTGATGCCCTGCATGATCATGCGTTCGGTCATGCGCTTTGTCTTCTTTTCGTCGTCCTCGCCTTGAGCGTTGCGGAAAAACTCCCGCCAAAGATTCTCATTGGCGCCCTGGAGCACCCAGCCAAAAAAGGCGGAAGTCGCCAGTACCGTGAGAGCCGTTCCAATATTTCCCTTGTCGTATTCGAGGCCCGCTAGCTTCCCATCCGCCCACATCCGGTTAAACTGGGTTCCCGCCCAGGAGTACCACCAGGTAAAGATTTTGTGGCCTTCCGAGCCCCGCTGGATCATCGCTAGATCAAGCGGTGAGCCAGAGCCAGCCAGCTTCATGACGGCTTCGTCCGCCATATCAACCGCCTTCTGCTGACCGAATTCGGCGACCGTGCCGCGGTAAACCTGCAGCCACAAAGGATAGGTAATGGCCTGATCGGCTTTGTTGTGGGGATAAAAAGCAAAATGCTGCAAGAGCGAATCCTCGCCCTGCCAGCGCTTGGCCATATCCGCCAGGTCTCGGTCGCGTAGACTAGAACGCTTGGCCATGCGGGGAGAGTTTTGGTCCACGAAGGCGACGTTTGTTTCCCTGTCCGCCAGGAAATCCTTGATGGCGCCCGCAAAGCCGACAGGACCGATATCTTTGATGGCGCTAATGGCATTGCTCGCCAAAAAGATCGGTGCCGTCATCGGCCGGAAGCCCAAGGTGGCCATCGTGGCGCCAAAGCGAATCCGGCGCAAGATCCTGTCTGCTGCCCCGACCGGCTCGCCCTGATCAGCGGCCACCCATTTCACATGCTGCTCAATTGTCCGGTAACCGTCCAAGCCAATGGCATTGATGACGGCTTCGCGGACGTCACGCTGGCGTAGGAGGCCGTTAACATCGATGATCGATTTGCGGAAGGCCAGATCGTGCACGACATCTTGCAAATGGTTAAACATGACGCGCGTGTCGAGCTTCACTGGCCCCGCATAAGCCGCGACCCGCGCCTTCGTAAAGCCTTGTTCGGTATGCGCCATGACCGAGCCAGCCGTTTTATAGAGCGCGTTCCGGGCTTCCAAGTTGTTGTAGGCTTCGCTTGAGCGGGCCGAATCGTAAGCCAGCGGATAATAGCCGCCGGCGTACTTGCCGTATGGCGTTTCGATTTCGGCGGGCGCGACCGGCCGCGGCGTCTCGCCTGCGACCTTTTGCTGCTGGGCGACGATATCCGGCCAGTAACTATGCAGATAGTCCCACGAGGCCTGAGCGTAATCCCATTGCTGCTTGGTGATCTTGCCCAGGATCTCCGCCTCTTGATCCGGCGTTAATTGATAGCCGTCGCGCAAACGCTGCCGGCCGTTTTCATTGCCCCAGTTCAGGGCAAAACTCATAAGCTCGTCCCGCGTCATGTCGCGGTCGCGCGAGGCGATATAAACCTTTTCCTTGCGCAGCTGCTCGTATTCGCCTTTGGCCCAATGTTGCGCAAGAATCTTGTTCATCGCCTCGACGGCATTCTGGTTGCGGGTAATCTCGTCCCCGTCGGAATGCAGGAGCGGCCGGTACAGGAGATTCTTCATCAAGCCGTCTGGTTTGAAGCCGTCCAGAAAATCACAGATCCGGTAAAGATTCACTAGGCTAGGAATTGCGGCATTCGGCAGGTTCAGAAGCGAATCGATTTTCTTTGTAAAGAAGCCTTCGCCTTGCTTGGCTCCAATGTCGCGGGCTTCTTTATAGCTCTGTCCGATATTCTGCTCGATGAATTCCCGAATCTTTGCGGCCGCTTCCTTGCGGTCCATTTTGATCATTTCATTTAAAAAGCGGTCGTAGCCGCGGCCGACGGCGTTAAGTGCCTGAACCGCCTGCTTGAGGTCGCGGAAATCAGATAGGCTCATTTGCCGGTAAGGAACGGGCGGACTCGTCAGGACGCTATCGGGAATGGCGACGTTGCGGTAATCGTTTTGGATCCGGATGACTGTATCCGGAAGCGCTTCCTGGCGCCACTGGCCGCTGGCATCCTGCACCCAACCGGTCCGGTGCGCGATTTCCTCGGGGTCTTCGCCCTTGGTGGCCATATCTTGGGCGATCGCTAGGTAAGTTTTGGCGTCTTCGGCTCGCGCAGGGGCGAGCCCTCGATCGGAAAGGAGCGTGTCGATCTGGCGGATGAACCCGTAAGGAATGTCTTTTAAGTCCTGCTTGCGCGAAGCGAAGCGGTCGAAGACGCGCATGGCCTTATCGATTTCAGCGCGCGCCTTGAAGGCTTCGGTGGCCAGGGCATGGTTTAACATCTGCTGGCGCTTGGCGACGGACGCCGCTTCATAATCCTTGTCTAGCAAGGCTTTTTGGACTTTTAGCGCAGCGTTTCGCTCAGCGGTAAAGTACGGCATGAACTGGCCGGCCTCACCTACCGACTTGGCAGCAATCACCTCTTTTGCCTTCGCTTGCGCCACTTCAGCTTCGATTTTGGCCTGAGCCGCTCGGCGTTTCTGCTCAATCACGCGGCCTTGCGCTTCATCGACCATGGCGCGGAAAATGCTCTGTTCCTTGGCCAGAAGGTCGGTCTGCTTCTCGGAATAGACAGCCTTGAGCGCTTCCTCGCGGATCTTGGCCGAATCCTTCAAATCAGCGAACTGCGCCATATGCTGGTCAACGGCCGCCTGGATTTGCTTTTCGATATGCGGTTCGTTCATCACCTTGTAGGTCAACTCATCTGCACTCGAATAGCCTCGGGATTCGGCCAGTTGTTCCAAAGTCGCATTTTCCTCCGGTTTCAGTTTTCCAAGCCTCCAGTCTCCGGCGACCTCATGCGGATCCCTGCCAAACGTCTTTTCAATGGCTCCAATCGTCTTCTGGATTGGCGAGCTGCGAATCGAGTCTTCCGCCTTGACGCGAGCATTCGCCGCCTCTGTTACTAAATTCCGCCGATGCTCATCGGTAAGTTCGGCCATTTGTTCATTTAAAAGGTTCGTTACGGCCGCTTCATGGGCCTGCTCGCGAAGGGTAAGAAGTTTATCCCGGACCTTTGGGTCGATTCCCTCGAATTCCTTACCTATATCCATACCCATACTACGTTCGACAAAGGCCGTCTCATCTTCAGAGGCCAGCATTCGTTCCATGACTCCGCGGACGTTCTCATTAAGTTCAACTCCGAGCGTGATCGGGTCACGGTAGAGCTGCGTCAACCAGCGCCGGAATTTGGCAAAGACGCCGCGCAGGCCTTCGCTCGGCGCTTTGCCTTCGCGCAGGTAAAGCTCAAAGCCTTTGGCGAACTGCTCATGCTGCTCTTTGGTCAGGTCCTTCTGGCCGTCTTCCACTTTGAGCCAGTCGGACAGAATCTTCCAATCGCCTAGGTGCCGGTCCGAAGCTTGTCCCGTCTGAACAAACTCATGGAAAGTTTTGAGCCAGTAATGGGCAAGCTCGTGAGGAAAGGTCGAAGCATCGGCTTTGACAAGCGAAATCAACGTCTCTTTGGGTGTGAACTGAATAAAGCCGCGAGGATCGGATTCCGGATCGCCCTGGAAAAGAGGCGAAGCCTTTGCTTCCGGGGATTTGCCAGCGATCGGGATTCCAGCTTCCCGCACCGTCTCAAGGCTCACATCGCTGCGCCAGGCGTTACCTGAAGGATTATCCGGCGTTTTGGTAAGGGCAGCGATTTTGTCGGGATCGCCGTAAAGCCTGAAATAGGGAGTCGACGGCAAAGAAGGGTCGAGTTGCCAATTGTAAACGAAAACGGCATGAGGCTCGCCGGTCTTGGCTTGCTCGCTTACGACAGGCAAATCTTTCGGAACCGGTTCGGGAGCTACCGCACCTTCCTGCCGGAGAATCCTCTGCGCCGCGGCGGCCTCCGTGGGCGCGGTCCCCGAGACGACTTTGATCGGACCCTTTTCATAAAAATCCTTCGGGTCCATAGCGCGGTCGGCCGCCATCTTCGTGATCATGGCCGCGCCCAGCTGCGCCTGAGCGTCGGCTTGCTGAGAAGTAACCTGCCCGGTCGATTGCAATTGGCGCTTTAAATCGGCATAGACGAAATCGCGGCCTTCCTGCAGCTTCGGATTTTCCTTGATCGCCTGATCCGCTGCGGCTTGCACCATTTCGCCGGTAGCCTGGGCCTGCTCTTTGGCTTCATTCACAGTCGGATCTTCGGGATGAAAGCGAATGTCATCTTTGAGCGCGTCATAATGAGGCGTGCCGACCATCTTCTCAGTCCAAGCCGAGAGCGGAATCTGGATGTCGCCCCCGGCCTGACGCGCGACGGGCAACTGAGCTTCTATCCCTAGGTCTTTGGCTATTCCGTCTGGATCGATATTTTTACCTTGGAAATAAGTATCGAATCGTTCAGCCGGAATCGATATATTTTGAACGGGCGAATCTTTTGTCAACTGTTCCACAAAGGCCCGGTGATTCTCCGGCAAGCGCTCGCGAAGCTTAGAAGCCTCCGCCGTATCGCCAAGGGCCGTATAGAAGTCTCTCGTCGCTTGAACCCGGCTGACGTCCGTACCACGGGCAAAACCACTGGCGATAGCCGCCGGTCCCACTAGAGCCGCCCCTGTCGCGCCGCCCACGATCCAAGCGTCCAGCGCCCGTTTCCAGGTTCCTTGCATTGCGGCAGGATTAACGCCCGTCGCGTAATCGGCGAAATCACTGGCGCTCGTGATGGCCGCCATGGATCCGCCCATAGAGGCAAAGGAGCCGGCGAAGGTCTTGGCCATATCAAGCACGACCTTGCGCGCGGTATCACTGCCAACCGACTCGGCAATGGCCGCTTCCCATTTATGCAAGGGACTGAGCGCGCCCAGGTTCATGAAGGCCATATTGATCGCGCCGTGATACATCGCGTTTAAACTCGCCGTAGCGGGCTCCACTCCCAGCTGGCGGTTCCTGGCCAGAACATCGCCAGCGGAGGTCACGCCGACGCCGCCTAACCCGACTCCTGGATATCCTGCCGCGCTGGCGGCCATGAGCAGCGCCAAAGACGGTGCGCTTTCGATAAGTTGGGCCGAGAGGGCGGTACCGGCTTCCCGGACCCGTCCTTCTTTGAGAAGGTCGGTCACGCTTTGTTCAAGCGCCGGCGGGGTCCAAGCCTTCGCTTGGTCGCTATAGAACTTGGCGACGGGATTGTTCGCCAGCCACTCGGGCGAGCGGACTTCTAGCTCCGGATGCCCGAGGCTAGAGGCAATGAAATTCTGAGGGAACGCAGCTACGTCGTACACCGTCGCAGGAACCTTGGCCAGCTGCACATTGAGTTTTGCCAGTCCCGTCTGAAGCGAATTCCAAAGCGTGCGGCCCGTGCTATAGCCTTGCACGAGATTTTCGGTACTGGCCAGATTGTTGATGTCGTCTTTGGCGACGGCCATCTTGACAGGATCAGAGAGATATTTCGCCGTGGCCGGATACTTGTCGGTGATGTCGGCGAAGTACTCGCTCGGCGGAATCGCTGCGGCTTTCTTGGCAGCTTCTAGATTGTCGGCCACATATTGGGGATCAGCGCCAAGATTCTCGGAGGTCTTAAAGACTTGCGCGGCGTGGTCGGCGTTTAAATCGTGTGTCTGGTGGTAAGCGTATTCAATCGGACTGGCTTTATCCGGGAAGTCGATGACGTCCGGACTCATTCCTGAGAAAAGATCAGGCTGCTGATCTTCGATCGATGCCAGCGGATGAATCGGGCGAGCCATTATTCTTGCCCCTGCTGGCGGCTCAAAGCCTCATCAAGCGCCCGTTTCACATTGGAAGGCGTCACGGCTTTGCGGTTTCTAGCCAAGAAAGCTTTGGCCTGCTCAACCCGGTCAAAACCGTAAGCCGGATCTTTGGCCAGTTTCATGTAAGCTTCCGAGAAACCTTTCTCGGTCTGAACGTCGACTTTCCAGCCGGTCTCGGTCTTATTGATCGGAAGCGTGATGCCAAAGAAGGAGTAAGGACCGACGACGACTTTATCGAGTTTGGTCTTAGTGATGTCGCGGATCTGGTCCGCCGTTTTACCGAGACAGTCTTCCTTGAGCGCATTGATGGCGGCATCCGAAAGCTTTTCCTGCGTACCGGCCACCTTGCCCATGGAAGAGCCGTATTTGGTTTTGACCGTGTTCATAGTCTCCGCCCACGCCGCCTGGACCGGCTGCGGTTGGCGATTGATCCAGGCATTGAACCGGTCCTGGGGATTGGCATAGAGCTTGGTCACTTCGGCTTCTAAGTTAGCCGTGCTCACCGTATCCCAGGCATATTTGGAGGGGATCTTGAGCGCCTGGTCATAGGGAACGCCTTTGCTCTGGGCATCGATGATTTCATTGACGGCAGAGCGCTCCGCGTCCTGGCGCTTGCGCATGGTTTCGGAGTAATCCACCATGGCCCGGTGATCCAAATGAGACATGACCTCGTATTCCATTTTGGGTTCGAGTTTGAGTGAGCGCACGTAAGCGTCTGCTTTAGCGCGGTCGACCATGCCGTCGGCCAGACGGAAAGTGGGGTCGGCCGCGATACTATTCCAGACGTCGCGAGTCAGGACATAGATTTTCTGGCCATCGATGAGCTTCTGAGTAGCTTCGACGTCGTTTTGCAGCATCTTGTCTTTATTGGCGTCGAATACGGCCTGGGCGGCCGTCGGGTTTTGGTCCAGCACTCCCATGACCGAGGCGTGAACCATCTTGGCTGCCAGGGTCTTATTTTGGATATCAACGACGTCCGGCGACTGACCCAGATGCATGGCCGCGCCAGTGGTGGCGGCCTGGGCGACGGTAATGGCTTTGGCCAAATCTTTGGGATCAGAAAGGGTGGCGGCATTTGAGATCGCACTAGCTTGATTGGCATCGAGCGAATCCTTGAAAGAAGCCAAGCCTTCAGCCGCCTCATGATGTAAGACCTGCTCGCGCGCGCTCGTTAAATGCACATCAAGCGTTTTTTCCATTTGATTGCGGAGTTCAGGCGCCGTGACCGTTTGCATGTACTGAGCCTTCATCTGCTGCGCTACCGCATCAAATTGAGGCGTGGCGCCTTTGGCTTGATTTCTCTGGCGCACCAGGAAACCCTTCGGTATGCCGTTCTCGTCAACCGTTGGATCGTCCAGGCGGCCCTGAAGGTCGGTTTGGAATTTCGTGGTCTGATCTAAGACATTCTGTTCGTCGTTTCGTTGCTGGAGCTCAATGAGACGCTGGGAAGCGACTTGGCCGGCTCGCCCAATGGTTTGCCCAAGCCGCTCCTGAGCGGCTGCGACTTCGGTGCCAAAGGCTTCCTCCGGCGGCCGCAGAACCTGGGGCTGCGGCAGGGTTACCGGGCGAGAAGCGACCGAAGGCTCTAGAACGGGAATTCGCGGCATGGTTACCTTTTAGACGTTTCCATAATCAGGAGCCGTCGCATATCCTCCTCCATAGGAGCGGCCGGGCGTTTTAACCATAGCGGGACTGCGGCCCGCACCCGTCTGATTCCACCGATACCAAGTATCGGCCACGCTTGTCGCCGTTCCAAGCAGGCTCGCCGTCGTATTGATGTCGCCGGCATAGCGGGCGTTGGCGCCTGCATAACGGAACTGCGCAGCCTGGTCCCTGAGCGCTTTGGCTTGATCGGCTGCCGCCGTGCGAGCGGACCAAATCCTGGAGTCGGCATCGAAGCGCAAGGCATTCACATCTAGCTCATGAGTTTTGGCGGTGTCGCGCACGATGTCTTCAGCCGTCACCGAACCGGCGCCGATGCCGCTGGCGCCAAGGGCGGCCTTTTGGGCGCCCGCTACCCGCTTGGCGCTTCGGTTTAAATTGGCTTCATCAATAGCCGAGGTTTCAGCGATTGAGGTCGCGGTCTGTTCGCCGCGCGCAGCGATCGTTCTGGCTTGTGCTTCATTCTGTCCGGCCAGATAGTTGTAATAGGACTCTTTAGCCTTGGCGGTTTGGCGCTCGGCTTCATAGGACAAAGCGCCGCCGGCGACTTGAATCCCCATGGAAGCGGCCATCTCAGGCGTGCACATGGTCCCTTTCCAAAATGAACAGGCTAAAAAGCTCGCCTTTAGGGCCGCGCGGCGTAGGCGCTCCAATTCGTGCGCCGCACCAGCGCAGCCAGCGGATGACTTTTTCGTGTTTAACTGCGACAAAGTTGTAAATCAGCGGGTATTCTTTGAGCATAGCCCAGATGACTTGCCGGGAATGACGGAGGAAAGTCAGGCGCATTTGTTCAATTTCCTTGGAAACAAGCATCCAGCCAGTCGCCACACCTGGTTCGGGCGACGGTACAACTCCAAAGATAAGAATGGGCAAACCATTGTTTTCAACCGTCGAGCACATTTTTGATCGCTTAAATGCCGACATCATTGCTTCAAAGGGCGTCATATGTAGCAGCTCGACAATCTCGACGACGTCGCATTCCAGTAAGCGGTCTTTCATCGATTCGATATCCTCGATGGTCGTATCACGGATGATCACGTTTCGCCGACGGTGATCACCTGAATCGCAGCCAAGATCGTCACCGGCAGCGGATCGGATTGCCGGTAGAATAACCGGCCGCCCGCTTCCAGGCTTGGACTGATGCTGTCGTCATAGTCGCCTGTAAAAAGAGCGATCGGCGAGCCAAGAGATTCACCGGATCGTTGCGTGATTTGAAGCAGAGAAGAAGAATCCGGCCCCAAATAGCCGCCGCGCGAATTTAGGAATCGCAAGATCGACCGAGCGACACGGATCTTGCGGCCCTGCGAAGTGCCGTTCGGCATTTGCACTTCGGGATTGAGCGTTTCAAGGTCGCACGTATAGGCCAGGCCGATATGCGCAATCCCGGCGCCGGGATTCAAAGTGATTTGTCCACCGGTTACCGTAAAGGGTCCTTGCACGCTACCATCGGCCAGCACCGTCACGCTCATGCCTTCCAAGTGGCTGAGACCTCCGATGGTCGTAGCCACGGCCCGGACTTCGCCGCCTGAAACGTAGGCACCGTAAGCCATGCCGTTGACATTGGCACCGCCGTCGTTATCCTTGAGCTCAAAAGTATCCGTTGCCTTATTCGAAACAATGAACCGGCGGCCGTTTAAATCGGTCATCCCCACGACGTTTCTGATGTCAACGAGCTGGCCATTTGAAAAGCCGTGCGCGATGGCCGTGACAACCACGGGATTAGCCTTGGTGGCGCCCGAGATCGTGACTGGGCTGTCGTAGGAGATCCCGCAGTCGAGAAAAAATTGATCCTTCGGATCGGTCGAGGTCAGGCGTTGCACAAGTTTTTCGACGTAGCGCTGGGTGCCGCGCTGCACGACAAACCAGACTTCGTTATAGGTCGAACCGGGAATCGAGGCGACACTTTCATAAAGTCCGTTTGTGTCATGGCGCGTCCAAGCCAGGACTTGATGCTCCAAAAGATAGGTCATCGCAAGAAGCATCCCGTCACTGCGCACGCACCAAACGAGGCTATCCGGCTCCTGCTGGAAAGCCATTTCCTTGATCGAATAATTCGTGAAAAGATGATTGGAAAGAATGCTCAAATTGGACCCGCTGAAGCCCGAAACCGTGAAGTCGATGCCGATGTCGCGCACGACTGAACCTAGAGGCTGCACATAGATGACGCGGTTGCCGATGATGATCGGCTCGCAGATGCTGCAGCCGCGATAGCCCTGGATCTGCTGATTGATCGAGGTGGGTGTGATCGCCCCGTTATCAGCCGGCCCGATGCTCCATTCTGAAGCCGACGTCATGGCCAGAATCTGCGAAAGCGGGACTAGTGAACGCACGGCGTTTACTTTGCGGCTTGGCAAAGTAATCGTAATGCCGTCCGAATCCACCAAAGGATCGGAGCGCTTGAAGCTTGTATAGTTGCCTGTTTCAGTCATCCAAATTGATTGGGGTTCGCCAGTGGTCGAGGCAAAGGTCAAGCGGTCCTGGTAAAAGGAGCAGCAGCTCGGGTAGCCCCGATAATCGGACCAAGAGCCTTCCGCCCAGCCGACGGTTGCCGTTGTAAGCGCCAGTTCATCGATGACAGTCGCATTGACCACCGTCGTACTCGTGTAGCCGGTGATCGAGACGATTCCACTGCGGTCGAAGGGATCGGAAGTCAAAGTGACATTCAAGGTCCCGCTCGTATAGGTCACTACCGTGACGCGGATTCTGGCGAAGGTATCTAACGTGCCGGAGGTGTTCGCATTGAAATCATTGGCGCCATCAAAGGATCGGACCTCCTGCCATGTAGCGCCTTGGTCGGTCGATTGTTCAATCCGGAATTTAGCCGTCCAAGTGCCATGGGTGATAATGCGCCAAGTACTGCCGCAGACGATCGCCGTAGTCGAGGTCACGCTCGTCAGCGCCGCGGTCACGGATTGGCCGGCCACGATATGATCGATGCGCCAAAGCGAACCCACATGCAAAGCGTTAAAGAGAGCCGAAGAGGCGGTCAACGTGATGGCGCCCGAAACAGCCGAAGGGGTGAGGGTGATCGCCGAAATATTGGTCAACATGAAAGGTCCACGGCTATTGACGAATTTGCTAAGAGTCCAGGCGTCATGCGCCGTGCGGATCAATGTCCGCGGCGCGTAACTGGGATGACAGATATAGAGTGTGTCGGCCGATTGGGCGAATTTCAGGCTTGGCAGGTCCGTTTCTTGGTAAGGCGTGGCGATTTCATAAATTGATTGAACGCTCCAGTAAGTCGGGCTAATATCCGGCTGGTGGCCCGTTCCGGCTTGAATGCAAATGTATTTCACGCTGGAATAGGTCACCATGTCGCCCACGGCGTAACTCGTCGCGCCGTTATAGGCCGCCGGAGCACTCGCCAGAATTTGGCCACCGTTCATGTAGAAGCGGCAGTACAAATGGCCAAACTCGATCATGTAAGCCTGGGTGGTTGAGAATTCGAAAGCGACGACGCGCGCCTTTCGAGTCGGATATTTGGCCAAAGCCACGAAGCGCGTGCCAGGGCGGTTGGAAGCGCCGCCATGCGGGTGAATGAAGAAGTTGCGAAGGGTCCGCGCGCCGGTCGAATACTTCTGGATGTCGACTCGGCCATAAAGCGAGGGAGCAAATTCTCCGCCCGCAAAAGACGCCTGAATCGCATGAACCGGCGGCACGCTTTACCCCCTTGCCGTTTCGTAGCTTGAGGCCGACTCCTCAGCCGTCGGATCGACGTTTTTGCCTCTGGCGTCGTTGCGCTTGGCTTCGCTGATCGACTGTGTATACGTTGTCGCTAATCTCGGCCCCATTTCCATGCTGCCCGTGATCGTATAAGCCGTCTCAGCCGCAAGAGCCAAGGAAAAAGCCAATACAAAATCGGGACTATAAAGGCTCGGATCGTCGACTTGGACCGTATAGCGGATGTAGGCCGGACTGTCATTGCAGGCGATAGCGGACTGCAAGGAAGTAGGCGAGCGCACATCTTCGTATTCGGTCGGATCGGGATTGGTGGCGCCGGTGTCCGTGAAGATTTTGCGGATCGCAATGCAAAGGGCTGGTTTGGCGTAAAGGTAGGTCCAGCCAGGTACGGTTTCGCCCGATATTTGAGCCAGCGATTCAATGACCCGCGCGAAGCCCCAATCGTGAGCCGCCAGCACAGCGTCCCGGATCGTGTTGTAAACGCGGCTCAGCTGCACCGCATTATTGGAGGACTCCGTCATGGCAGCGATCGATTTGGCGCCTAAATGACCGAGCGCTTTATTGCAGATGTCTACTTTTGAGACAGGCATACGCCCCCCAGTAAGAGCCACCGGGGAGCGCCGAACTCCCCGGTGGGAATCTCACGCGCAGCGGTTTAAGTGGCGGATTCTTCTTTCTTCTCTGTCTTTTCCTCTTCTTCGACGTATTTCATCCAGCGCTCAGAAAAGGCTTTTGGATCGCCTACTTCCTTGCCGGGCGGAATCGTCTTGTTTTCCTTATCTTTTTCCGTGTAGGTTTCGCCGGCGATCATGAATCGATCGCCAGCTTGGCGAAGCATTCCATAAACGCCGGCCTGCGTCGCCTCCACCAGGATTTCCGGTTCCTTGGCTTTTTCTTCGACTGGAGCTTTTTTAGTTCTAGGCATAAGATTTCTCCTTAGCTAAAGTTCGACGCTAGGGCTTAGACGTCAAGCGTGTAGCCGATCGTGTACTTCGTATTGCCGGCGATCTCTTTGACGATGGCGGCGTGGAAGGCGCCGGCGGTCAAGGCCGCCGTCCCGATGTTGGCGTTGACGCCGATATAGCGCTTGTACGCCGCACTCGGCACCCGCAGTTTGATTTGATAACCCGCCACAAGTGTCGCCTTTCCGATAGCGCCGGAACCGACCAGATCCACGGGTGAGGTCGTCAGATTGGCATTGGAATCCGTTCGCAGACGGAAGTCCACCGTCGCCGCGCCGCCAGAGGTCACGGTCGTTTTGACGGTCACAACCAGCCAAAGAGCTTCGCCTTGCCCGAAGTCGCGTCCGGTATTGGCGGTGGGTACGCCGGACGGCGTGCCCAGCGGCGCAGTGTCGTGCACGTTCGAACTGATGTTGTCGCCGGTTCCTGTGGGCGCCCAGGTCCCGTCGGCAAAGAGTAATTCCTGATCAATGATCATAAGGTCTCCTTTGCTTATTAGCTGATCGTCGCTTCGGTGGTCAGGATCTGATCACAGAGGCGGATGGGGATGCCGAGGAAGTTCATGTTGTCAGCCATGGGATTGCCGAACTGATTCAGCGCCGGTTCAATCGAGATGGCGGCCGAGGATTTGTTCAGCGCCTGCACGCGGAGCAAGCTTCGTACCGTGCGGTTGGCGTAAATCACCGGGCGACCGGCTCCAAAGGACGGAACACGGTCCAACATGCGGCTCATGAGGGCGATCAGCTGCGAAGCGTTCTGCGTGCCGGTCGATCCGACGAGATCGGACACATCCACATTGCAGAGCCGCACCACATAGCGCCAATCGCGCAGGGCGATGCCGCACTTCCATTGCCAGTGGTCCCGGTAGGCACGCAGCACAGAACCCGTAACGCCGGTCGAGGCTGGAACAGTCTCAATGCCGATGTCTTCGTGATAAATGCCCGCCTCCGAACCTTTCGGGTAGATGCCGGTCACTGTATTGGGTCCCCAAACCACAAGCCAGACGGAGGTGTTATCCGAACCAGAACCCCCGCCATTGAGGATGTTGACGCCATTGGTCGCGCCCGAGATGGTGTTGAACCGCGGGTGCAGTCCAAGGAACCTTTCCGGGTTGACGGTCGTATCCCCATAGAAGAGCGTCTGGCACATCGTCTGGTTCATGCCTTCCAGAAACGCCATCGCCTCCGAAAGCCTCGCTTCTCCCACATCCGAAGCCAGCTTGGCGACGTCCACGTCCAGAGTCGAAAAAGCTTCCAGCATCCCGACGCTTTCATCAATCTGCACGGTCGAGCTCTTGGACGGCGCGACTCCGCCGTTTAAGAGGCGCCAGGTGGGCACCGGCAGGCCGGTCCGTACGGTGCTGCGGTGGCCCGTCGGCAGGTTTCCTTCGATCCAGGTCATGTCTTTCAGGATGTCGTTCGTTTGATTGAGCAGTTCAATGATCCTGGCGGTCGTGCCGTCAGGGTCCATGCGCTTCGCTATGTCTGCCAAGTTCAGCGCGATTCCTCCAGTTGTAGACATAAGATTTCTCCTTTATTTTTTGGGTGGGGTAGTTCTGCCGAATAACACCTCGGCAGTCGGTTTGGGCGGTGGCTCCGCGCCCGCACCGGCCGATTTGCCTTCGTGGAAACTGTCTTCCGCGACGGCTCTGCCTAGTTTCGCGAAGAGCTTGAAGACTTCGGGGTGGCTGCCCAATCCCGAATCGTTGAGCAACTTGACCATCTCAGGGGTGGCGAACTTGTCGCGGCCCTTGGCGGCCATCGCCCGCTCGGCTTGGAAACTGGCGCCCAGTTCCTTGGCGATCTCAGCTTCCCAGCCTTTCTTCATGTCGCTGAACGTCTTCAAGCCTTGCTCGACTGTTTTTTGCCCAACCTTGGTCTGGAGATCGACGAGCTTCTGCGCGTCGGCCTGACTGAGGTTTAGGGCTTTGGCCACGGCGGAAAACTCCGTGACCAGTTCCGGATCGAGGCTCACGCCTTCAGGCACCTTGAAGGTCTCGTATTTCTCAGGCGCCCCTTTGGCTTGGCCGTCTTTGGCGTCGCCGGTTTTCGACGCGGCATCATCCTTAGCGCCCGCTTTGGCGGCATCTCCCGCCTTGGCTTGAGCGTTCGGATCACTACCACCATTGCCGCCCGTTTTTGTTTGGTCGTTGGACGGGTCTAAAAGCGATACGTCGCTAGAAGCCGTACTGGCCGCATTTCCTGCCGCGGCATTGGCTCCCGCATCTGCTACAGCAGCCGCTCCACCTTTGTCACTCATCGTTTTCTCCTTGTTCGGCGGTGGCTTGCTCGTTCTCCTGTAGGAACTTGTCGGATGCGGCCTCACGCTGCATTTGAGCGAAAGCGTCTGGGTGAGACTCCAGGAGGTCTTTCAGCACGAATAAACCCATGTCCCGCTTCCCCTCGTTGTTGGCCATCTCCAGGCCATTCAGCGAGAAGCATCCGCGAAAGATTCGCGTCTCACCCAAGAGCCGCCAGATGAAGCGGCGGCCTTCCGGCGTCGACAAGACCTTTCGCAAATCGCTCTGTTCGCGCTCTTTGAGGCGCTTCCTAGCAATTGCCTTTCGTTTGTTGATGGCTTCTGCGTCGTAAACTGGGTCAAGCTCGAGCACCACCCTGATCCTCTTTCGCCCGACAAAAAAAGGCGGGAACCTTCCACCTTTCGATGGACGATTCCCGCCTAAGTCGGGTATGACTGTGAGCTTAGGGCTCTAAAGCGGGAGCTACCCGCACCAGTTCAAATTGGGGCTTACTTTACGTCCCTGCTCCTTGCAAAGGGCCGCCCGTCATGGCATCAAGAGCGCTGCCCGTATTGAGTTTCGTGTCCGACAAAGTTTTGGCACCGCTCGCCAAAGCCTGCGCGCGCTGCGCCGCCGCAGCCGCTTGCGCCTGCTGTTCTTTGGCCTGTCGAATCCGGGCCACCTCGTCATCGCTTCGAACGATCTTGGGCGGCACTCCAAGCATTTCGGCTTTCTGCTTGACCGCTTCGTCCGCATCCACGCGGTCGACAATATCCGGGAAAACGCCGACCAAGCTGCCAACGCCAGCCATCAACTGATCGATCGAGGTGGTTCCCACCATCTTCTGGGCCTGGGAAAGCATCGAGATGTATTCCACTTTGAGTTCATGCCCCGACAACTCCTGGGGAGGAGGCGGAACGATGCCGGCGCGGAGCATGATGTTGAAGGTCCGGTCGATCACCGGGTCCAAGAGTTCGCTTTCCAAACGCTCCAGCACCGGCCCCAGCATTGTGAGTTTTTCCTCGTGGCGCTCGACGATTTCGCGCGCCGTCATATCTGGCCGGTCGGCTTGGGCGATCATCATGAAAAGATCGGCATAGAAAAATGAGTCGATGTCATTTTTGGTCAGCTTGATTGAATTCTCGATCGCCGCAAAGTCGGGCTGGATCTGGTAAGCCGGCCGCAGACCAGCGTTGGGCGAGGTAGCGGAAGAACGCGTGACGCCGCCCGGCAAAATGTTCACGTCATCAGCCACATTGGCATCCGCCTGCATCGGCGGGTTCACGACTTTATCCAAGGCCATCAACTTGTCTTTCTGCATCTTCTGCAGCATCTTCACGTCGCCCAAGGCATGCCAGGCTGGCCCGCGGCCATAGACGTCGGCTGTCGTCGTTAAATCCCAGCGTGGCGCCATGATTGCAAACTCTTCAAAGCCGCGGATATCGAGAAAAGTGTCCGGCAGGGAAGTTTCTTCCCAATAAACGGAACGGTAAGGCTTGCCCTTGTAGCCCAGGACATCCGGGCTCCTTAAATCGTTCGGTTCGACCATATGAATGCAGGTCACCCATTCGTCCGTCGAGTTCATTTTGAAGGAGTTCTTTACCTTGGAGCTCACATTATCGATGCCGAATTCTTTGATGAGCTGGCTGACTTTGGCTTTGTAGCGCCGGGCAAAAGCGTTCACGCGGCCGTCGGGTCCAGTCCTCAAGAAATATTCGCCGCAGGTAAAGCTTCGCACGCGAATCACCGTTCGAAAATCTTCGAGGAGCGCCATGGCCGCCGTGCCGAAGGAACCGATTTCGGTATAGAGTGAGTTAAAGGCGCCGTAAATGTTCGAGCGGCTAAAGACGTTCATCATGATCTCAGTGACGAGCGCCAGCCATTCCTTAGCCGGCTCAAAGTCCATGAGATCGGGATCGGTCGTACCCAGGCGGAACCAAGGGCGAGTCGGACTAGTCAAGCCGGAAGTCATGCCCGAGGCCAAGGTATTTAGCGAGCGGGTGGCATGGCCGTCGAGGAGCGTCTTATGATCAATCGCCGCCCCGTCGTTTGGCTGCTTGTCCGACCAACCCCAGAACATGCCGCGAGTCGGCGCGACGTATTTCTTGATTTCCTGCCAAGCCGGTTGCCAAAGGACCGCGTCGTCACGCATCACCTGGAAGCGCTTTTGGAAAGGCGAACGGTCTAAGCGAGGCAACGGGTCAAGTTCCAGTGGCCGCTTCATTTGCTCAGTCACTTGCTTGGCTACCGTTGCTTGCGCCGCTTCTAGGGTCTGCGTGGCCATGCTACTGTCCTAAGGCCGTTTTGGTGCCGGCCGCAAAGGCTGTAGGCGCGAAAATATTAGGAGCCGCCGTGACGCCTTGGCCGGAGGTCGCGATCGTGCTTAAGAGACCCATGCGCAGGGCCGCCAGGCGCTTTCTGGCGAGCATGGCGGCCGATTCAGTCGGACTGGCCGGCGTCGGGGTCGGTGCAGGACCAGCATCTCCAGTCCCTGTATCGGAAACCGCAGGCGCCGCCGGCGTCCCAGAGGGTTTGTCCCACGGAAGGGACGGTGGCGCACCACTCCCACCAGCAGCTTGATAGGCTAAATTGCCAGGCAAAGCCGCAGTCTGTCCAACAGGCCCAGGCACTTTGCGCGCGAGTTCGGAAGTCCCGGCCGTCGAAATAGCGGTTGCAACTCTAACGGCCTTAGAAAGAGGCGCGGCTGGATGGCACATACAATCTCCCTTCTAGATAATTCCGAGCGCCATCAAGATGAGCAGGAGCAGCAGGATTCCCAAGGCTCCTGTCGATGGATACCATCCCCATTGCCGCTCGCGCATATACGGCCAACTCGGCAAACATCCCACCATCACCAAGATCAGAAGGATAAAGACGAGCGTTCTGGCGTTCATCCATGGCCTCCCAAAAGCCCGAGTATTCCGACGATGATCAGATAAACCGCCACGATAAAGGGCAGAAGCGCCGGCCGGATCAAGATCAGAATCCCGGCGATCAAAGCCACGATCGGTTGGAAGTAAACATTCGAGAAGTGCATCGGAAGCCTCCTTTGGGTCTATTCAATCGGGTTGTATTCAAGTCGCGCGAATTCAAGCTTTTCCGCGCGCCCAGGTACGTTGACGACTTTCTTTTTGACCGGCAAAGCAAAAGTGAGCGCCAAAGCATCCGCACGGTTTGGGCTCGAAAGTCCGCGAGCTCGCATCTCGTCTTTCGATTCCAAGACCACCTTGCCTTTTAAATTCGTATAGCTTTCCGGCCCGATCAATTCTTCGCAGAGCACCGGATCATCCGGGATCGATCCGCCTTCCCGGAGCCACTGTTTCATCTCGTTCCACATCTCCGCGCGCTTGTTTAAAAATCCCTCATTGGCCGAGGCTGAGCCAAAGGCGATCAATTGCCACTTGCGCGCCATCTGCTTGCCTGCTGAATAAACGCCCGTACCATAGGCCATGTCGATGAAAACGGCGTCGGCCTTATGTTCATCTTCAAAGCGGGCCACATATCCGGCGATCACGGTATCATCGTCATTGCGCGGATAGACGCCCAGCTTCCAAGAAGCCAGACCCTGGCGCTTGTAAATGGCGATTTCGTCGCCACCCATCCAGGCGTTGTCGAGGCCGATAATAACCGGGGCGAAGTTGTATTGCGCTTCCCCTAAAGGCCGCCCGCGCGCGGCCGCCACATATTCGCCGGGAATAAACTGCCGGTCGGAGGTGAGCGGAAACTCTCCCGTCACGCGGATTTTGAAGAAATCCGAATCCTCGCCGTAATCGGCGGCCCATTTCTTGATCTGTTCTTTATTCGAGAAGCGCACGACTCTGGCGTCGATTTGGTTGTGCTGCCAGCGGTGCTTGAGGGTATGAAAACAGGCATGGAAGCGCCCGCTTTTGCGCGTCGGGTTGCCAAAGGCAAACCAAAGGATTTCCGTGTCTTTGTCGGTCATCGCGCCTTCCGAGACTTCCCAAATCCGGTCATGGATTGCGGAGGCCTCATCAAAAATGAGGACGACGCGTTTATGGAGATTGTGCAGCCCGGCGAAAGCCTCCGTATTGACGAGCGACCAAGGCACCGCATCAAAGCGCCAGGTCTTCTCATGCTCTGGATCGGACGAATAGATCGAAGTGGCGGTGATCGTAAACCAGTGCTTGGCAATAAAGAGGCGGTGCCATTTGTAGAGCTCGGGCCAGGTTTTGGTGCTGAGCTGCGTGGCTGTATTAGCCGTCACGACGCCGCGGGTGTCCGGGAAAGTGGAAAGCGCCCAGAGAATGAGCCAGGCCACCAGGGCGGATTTACCGATGCCGTGGCCGGAGGCGATCGCCTCTTGAATAGCCTGCTGGTAAGTAATAAGACCGTCGCGCACGCGGCACAAGAGATCCCGCTGCCAGGGTTCGGGTCCCTCGAATTCGGCCAACTCGCCATGGCCCCAATCGAAGGCGAACAGAACCCAACGGTAAGGATCCTTGCTGAAGGACCCCATCGCCTGGATGAGTCCGTCTTCAATTTCTTGTTTTTGTGCGACGGCTGTCGTCATAATCCGTCTTTGCCTACCCGTTTCCTGGCGCGCTCCAAGCGCTCAGCCAAACTCTCTGAGACATCGAGTTCAATTTTCTCGATCAAAAGTTTGTGATAGCGAGCTAGATCCTGCAATGCGCGGGGCTTGTCCCAAAGCTTGACTTTCCTGGTTACGCCGATCCGTTTACGCTCTCGGCCCAGGCCCTCGAAAATCTCATCAGCCTCTACGCTCGCCACGGTGCTCGCCATATCGTCCGACCATGCGCGCACGGCTTTAAGCGAGCCGTCGTCGCGGTAGAGCTTTCGAATATCACTTCGGCCAAGACGGCTCAGTTCCTGAAGAACTTCTCTGGCGCTCATGATCGATTTGTCTTCAAGTTTCCGAAGACCTTCTTCGATGGCCTTAGCGATTGGCGGGAAAGTCAACATGCGGCTGGCTATAGCGTCAGCGGACTTTTTGGAGTAGCCAGCCGCGATGGCGGCCTTATGGCCTTGGCGGAACTTCAGATATTCGGAAACAAAGATTCGCTGGCGGGGGCTGAGTTCTTTCACGCGAGGGATAAAAAGGGGCGCCCAGCTCCTTGCGAAGCTGGGCTCTTGGGAGATGACGGACGAAAGAGAATAAGAGGTTTAGGTCGCATACATAATATGCGTGACCTCCCATCCCCTATAAAGACAGATTAAATCGGTTGAAGCCTCATTGGCAATAACTATTTTTTCCCAATTCCCTCGGCCTGGCAAAGCCGGCAACGGCAAAGCTTTGAATCCCATTTAGCGAAATGCCGCTGGACGGCGAGCCACACGCGTTTGTAAGTGATTTGGAGTCGACAGGCGGTTTTTTTGACACTCATCGTCCCATCTTGCTGGATGACGGCCAGAATTTTTTGGTCCTCGTATTTCGTGGCGAGCCGAGTCGTCGAGAGGTCTCCTTCAAATCCATTCAATGGAAGGTCGGCAGGTAGCCGTTATTAACCAGCCATTCGCGCAGATTTTTGCCGCTCTTGGCGCCGATCCAGCGGCATCCCGGACGGTGATGAAATTCTATGACCGCCACATGACCATCCGGGAAGCTCAGCGTCAATTCCAGCCGGCCATAGACGATCTGACAACGCGAGCATTTTGGAAGCAGCGGATCGAACCGTAAGACCGGCGGAGCGGCCGGCGGTTCACTCGTGCTCATCCGTCGGAAGCTTTACGACGGTGAGCCGGGTCAAGCATTCAAGCATCTCCGCTGCATCGACGCGGTAACGCTTTTTGTCGAACGACAGGATCAGCTCGGCGCCCTCGAAGTCTTCGCATTCAAGGCTCAAAGTCGCGTCCTGCGTCTCTTCACCATCCTCGCTCAAAAGTTCATCGGCGCGCAGTTCCGCCATTAATTTGACGCTCATGGCTTTAGGCGCTGGCCTTCTCGTCGTCCGCCTTGAGCTGCGCAGCGGCCTTTCTGATGGCGGTCGTGTGATCGGCGATCGCTTGGAGCTGGTCCGTCAAATCCGTGGAAACGCCGGCGGCTTTCATTTTGGTGAGCAAAGCGTCAACATCGGAATCGACTTTGTTCACCGATTTCAGGAGATCCTGAATCTCGACATCCTCGTCTTTGATCGCTTGGGTCAGGTCATCTAACTGGCTCATGATTCGTTCCTCCATGATTCGTATTTTGCGAAAAAGGTCGTCCAGCAGCCTGTGAATGCAGCACTCTTGGTAGGGATCATTACGGCAAATTTCGCAGTGACTCATAGACCTCGACCGGACCATAATTGGGTCGAATTTGTTCCGCCCAATTTTCCGCCCAATTTGAGGGAATAATCGGCCATTTTAGGGAATCTACGGGAATAGCCGCTCGACGATAGACGGATTGTAGAATCGCTTTCAACCTCCATGGCATGGAGGAGGTTGTGGGTTCAAGTCCCATCCGGTCCACCACTCTACATCGACGGTAAAAGCCCCTTACAGTGTTAAAAACTGTAAGGGGCTCTACTTTTTCCGCCCAATTTTCCGCCCAATTTGCTCCGCGATTGGTCATAGGCTATCGAGCATCTTTCCGACCTGATCCAGGGCCGGCTTTAGGCGGGCTGACTTCACGTTCGTGTAGATATCCGTTGTGGCTTGCTTCCGATGTCCAAGGGCGTCCTTAATCAGTTCCTGACTGTAGCCGAGCTCACGCAATAGATTGGCCCCTGACCTCCGCAAATCGCGCCACTGGAGGTCTGTGCAACCGGCGGCCACCCGTACGCGACTCCAGCGCTTCCGCAGATTCGTCGCATTGATCTTTTCGGTCATGACTACGGGGATGATAATGGGCTTGCCTGTTTTAGCTTGGATGAGCTTAATGGATTCCCCGGCCTCGACGCTGATCAGATCCTTCTGACGTAGCATTGTATGAATGGCCTTTCGGATGGCCTGCCAGAGCGCTTCGTCGTGATATTCGGCGCAGGCGGCCTTCAAGCGCTTTAGCTCCTCTATGGAGCATACCCTCGTTCGGTTCGCGCCTTCTTCGGAAGGTTTTTTAACGAGGACTACCGGGTTGAAATAGGGATGCGGAAGCTTCACTGGCTTCACTGGCGCCGATAACCCGAGCTTATTCCAGTAATTGAATTTTTCGAATAGGCTGCTTAGGAATCCCTGCTCACGATTGACGCTGTTAAACTTGACGCCGATTGCTTGGCGATCGTGCCGCCATTGCTGGATAAGCTCTACCGTGAAGGCATCGAGTGGCCGGTCCTTAAAATAGTCCTTCAGGGACTTACAAAATGATGCGGCGTTGAGTTTTGATCGACGCGAGCGGGTCGGTTCAAGCTCGTACCAGAATTTATGGAAGAGATCGGCAGCCTGGGAAAAAGGCAGGCGCCTCAACGGCTCTTGGATGCCCAGCTTGTTTAGCCGAATTGTCTCCTCCAGGGACTGTATCCAACCTTTAGCCGCGATCCGCGCTTCTTTACAGTCCCTGCCGAAATGCTTTATGTAGCGTCGCCCGTGGTGGAATATCCGGGCCTCAAGATAGCCTTTGTTTAACCGGCACTTATTGGGAAGAGGAGGCATGAAAACTTTCATAGTCTAACCCTTTCGATATCCGACTCGCAAGGCGCGATGCGGGTGCTTTCAACCCAGGCATCGACCTCGTGCGGCTTGACGAGATTATTGACGTAGACAGCGAACGGAAGCTTTCCAAGACATTTCCATTTTTTAAAAGTTTGGTACGCATACCCCGTCCGCTTTGCCGCCTCCTGGAGCGTTTCCCACTGCATGACTTCCCCAGGAGCCGCAACCGGCTGTCTTTGGCTGCCTGTCTCAAAAGCCCTCATTTGCTCTCCGTCGGAGATACATGAGAAAGTGGCTTGTATTCCTCGGTGGTCATATCGCCATTTTCATCTGGGCCAGTTCCAGGCCAATCCGTTTTTCAGCCATTGCGACGTAGGCGGGGAGCTTACGACCGTCTGCACAAACGCATCAGGCCAGGTCCTCATCATCTCAAGCGCGTCGCCCACATAAATGCGGTTCACCTCCGGCATTCTCAAAACCTCCCGCCCATCCTCCGCGCGGAGCTGTTCGCGCTCTTGGACGTGGCGGGGGAAATCCGTTGGGCAGAGGCCAGGAGCCACTCCGGCGGCCTATCAATCATTCGTACCCCACGATCTTCCTCTGCGCCTCTTTGAGGCTCATGCGCCGCGCGCACACCGCTTTGTGCAGCTTATTTTCCATGCGGTCCTTGGCCCGCGCCTTATCCCAGGGCTCTGGCATCAGGTTTCTGGGGTCGGTCGGATGGCCGCACAGCTCAAGCGGGATAATGTGGTCTTCTTCAAAGTCCCTTGGGTCGGCATCCACATTCATCTTGCGGAGCTGCATTCTTTTGATCCGGTTGGTGTAGGTGGCCGGTGGCCGGCGGCTGGCCGCATAGCCCGGCGTGCAGACTTCTTGCACGGTGCAATCGGGGTCGGCCAGGCCGAGGAGGGCGGCGAAAAAAAGGAAACGCCTCATTCCTTCCCCAAATATTTCCCGCAACACAGGATAATCGCAAACAACAGCACGATCACTTCTCCGACGATAATGTTAATGGCAACGATGTCCCAAATACTCACGCCCACCCCATCATCTGCGCGAAAAGCTGCCAGAATATTTCCTCGAAATTATCACAGTCGGATAAACATGTCGTGTGGATCACTGGGTATGCGTCGATCACGACTTGGATTCTTCCCACATTTCTTGATAAAGCCATGTGTGCGCGCCTATTTGGCGTACTAGTTCATAACACCGCCGCCGAACTGTGTACGACGGCAGTTCTTCTAGTGCATGTCTTTCGAACGGCTGTCGAAGAATTGTCATTATGACGGGAAGGGGTTGGCTAATTTGCATCTCCCCCGTGCAACCGTCAAGTGTCTTTAGGCGTGCTATCACTCTCACTTCCCCTCCCCGGCGCGGGCGCGGATGGCGTGTTCGTGATAGCAGCGATTTTCGCAGGAGCGTTCTTTGCAGGCCCCGCGCACGATCCTCGCCGCTTCCTCGTACGCTTCTCGCTCGGCAACGCGGATTTGCTCGGCAAGATACCGTTCCGTCTCTGCGATGTCCTTTGGCTGCGGATCGTCAGGCCATAGAGAACCAACGATTCCATGGGCGCGTTCTTCCGGGGTCACGCTTTCGAATCCTTTGCGCGGGCGCGGATGTATTCGGCGATCAGCTCCGCTAATGCTTTTATATCGGTCGAACATGCAGCCGCCACCGTATCGGCGATCCTCGCCGCTTCCTCGTACGCTTCTCGCTCGGCAACGCGGATTTGCTCGGCAAGATACCGTTCCGTCTCTGCGATGTCCTTTGGCTGCGGATCGTCAGGCCATAGAGAACCAACGATTCCATG